TGTGTTTCTGATATTAAATCTAGAGCAGTAAACTGAGATCCATCCGGTGGTGTATATAAAGCATTACCATTAATAAACGCTGTAACATCAGACTCTGAATCTAATCTAGCTATAGGATCTTTACTAGTAAATCTAAAAGCTCTTGAATCAAAATCAACAAAAAAAGATGTATTAGTTATATTACCCATAAAGAGTTTATTATCTCTTGATGCTATAGTTTTTACTCTTTCAAACGTTGCGCCAATACCTTCTTGAAACTCTGTAGGAGATAATTGTACCTTTTCTTCACTACCTGTTAATTCTACTGATATATCTTCTAATACATTAGATGCTACTGAAAATATATAATACTGGTGTAATAATGGATCGTAACCACTAGTCTTCATATAGACAGCCCCAAACTCTATTAAGTCATAAGTTGTATCTATATCTTTCAAATTCCATTGAATTCGTTTACTTGTATTTGTTCCGGGTAAATCTGCAGCATCTAAATCTATTTCTCCACCTTCTATATTACAATATGGATCAGTTTCTTCATCTCCATATATTGAAACTTTATTACTTAATGGAGACCAATTAGAAGTTAAACCTTCAAAGCTTTTATACCTATAAGCTATTTGATAAGTTCCTGCAGGAAGCGTACCTCCTACTGTAACTTCATTTAAAAGAGGTATTTGAAACTCTGTAACAGGAGCTAGATCTAAAAATTTAGCATCTATTGCTATTGAATCTTCTGCTGCTACATTTAGTTTTCTAGGAGGATTAAAATTATCAGTCCAATAAACTCCTTGCTCATCTTTATTTTCATACCTTCCTATAGCTTGTATAGGATGTTGTTTTGTAAAATTAACAAGATTATTATTATATACACATTTCCAAGTTATTTCATATGTAGAAACATCATATTGTAATCTCCATATTTGTCCAGAACCTCCTATAGCTTCTGGAGTACCGCCATCATAATTAGTAGTAAATAAATATATATCATCTCTAATAGTAGTATATCCAATAATTTCTAAGTCACAATTTTTACCTCCTACATTGATTGTATTTGTATAATTATTAGATATCATAGCATTTGTAATTAGATAGGTATCTTGATCATTTTCAGACCAAAATGTTAATCTAAACCTACTATTATCATAAGTAAACTTTATATTATCAGGTAGTGCTCCATTACCAAACACAACTCCATTCATTGCAAATCCAGGAGAATCGCTTATTAATGATTGATATATAACAGAAACTATATTACCCCCAGTCCCACTAAAAGTTTTAGTAAAAGTTTGTGCAGTTGTATATATACTACAAACTACTGTCCAGCTAGTTACTTCCCAATATGTTCCTAGAGCAACTTGATCTTTCATTTCAAGCGCTATAACTCTGGGAGAACATGGTATTTCAGTTAAAAACTCATTACCTTCTACATTAACAACAGCTGCACCTTCTTTAGAATGATGAGGAGCAATACGAATATTACTACCATCATAATATGTATCTGGAGGAAGTATATACTTTGCCACATCCTTATTCATACCTTTAAGAAAGGTATTAAAAGATGTAGACGGTGGTCCTTGTTGTTGTTTTTTTTCTGCCATTACTTAAGTTTCCTTCGGCCAGGACTAGCTAGATCAGTAAAAAATGTTCTTGATGAATTCATATTAGGTTTTAATTTAACCCATTGATTCTTAAGATTTTCCATTTGATCTAGGTTAGGCATATTAGCCGCACCCCTCGCTTGTTTAACATACCATTCCCAATCTCTTTGACTATCTCTGTATACAGCTTCTGGCATTGATCCTCGTCTCCATTCTATTCTATCTACCATAGATTGTATATAAGATTTTATAGCTTTTTTATAACTAACCTGATCAGGTATCATAGGAAAACCTTCCTTGTCTACTTTTATACCTTTAAAGGATACTAATAAACATCCTTTATCAAATGATGTAACGATAAAGTTATCATTAATATAATAACAATTACCATTTTTATTTTCAGAATCTGTTAACGGAAAGTTAGTAGCATCTACTTCTTTACCATCAATCACATTCTTTGTAGCATTTCCAGAGTTTGTAGATATAGCTCCGAATGTTCCAGAGCATAAAGGTAGTGGTATTCCATTATATGAAATTTGTTCTAAAGAATGAAAGTTACAAGGTAATTTCACTTTGTGTCCTGAGACACATAACTCTCCTATTAACTCTACATAAGATACCCCAGCTCCTATAAGTTCTAAAGCTTCACCTGCCCATTCAATTACATCCCAAATGTCAAGCTCTTCTTGTATACCCGAGTCTCTATATACTCCTTCTATTAGTTCATATACTGATACATATTTATAAATCATTCAAAATAGTCTACTTTTTTCTTTTTTAATAATCCAGCTAATCGTCTTTTATTAGTACGAGTAGCCTGAAAGCTATATACACTTTTATTTTTTATCACCGCATTTATCTTTGACCAAAACCATCTATAATTAAAACCGTCTGTATGATCATTTAAATGATAAATAACTTTCTTATGTTTATTGGTTTCAAGCCAATTAATCTTTAATTTATTTTTCTTAGAATAATTCATCTTCTTCTTTTTTATTCTAAGAGTACCTAATCTATAAGGCATTTTAAATTCTTTTGCTTTCATAAGAATATCTTCTATAATCTTCTTATTAAAGTCTTCACAGACTGCTCTGTATTTTTTATAACCCACATCATAAAAGTCATCATAACTTTTATAAGCACTTTTTAAAGTGCAACTATTTACCTGCAGGGACTTGCATGTTTTGCTCTCCATCTCCTTTAGCGTTATTAGTTTCATCATTTGGTAAAGTTAATGTTATCTGCATTCTTTTTTGTAGAACAATACTTGTAACATTTTCTGCTAGCGTCATGGAAATAGGAAAAGGCTCATCCCAAGAATACTGACAATCAAAATAATCAGGCTTTATCGGATCACTTTCTGGATCCGGTCCTCCCTCTTCTTCTAAGCATCTATTATGCATCCAAACTTCTTCAGCGTCTTCATAGACTCCTGTGACTTTAACGGCATCAATTAACATGTCACATATTACATATAGATAACTATCTTTAACATACCATCTGTTTTTAGAACCTGTATACTTATTGTAACGATTCCACTTCTTCCTAAACGCAGTAGTCTCAGAAAAAGCCCTTTGTCCGTCTAAAGACTCAACAGCTAATATGCTATCCCTTTCATTTCTTTGTACAGTTCTTGGAATAGGTTTAATAGATTTTAGTATATGAATTCCTAAATCCACCTCACAAGCTTCAGCAGCATCAACCGGTTCTAAAAATACCCTTTCTAACGTCTCTATACATGATGCTGCAACTCGCATCTTCCTACCCATAATCTGCGATAGTAACATAGATCTCTCTTGCATCACCCAATACGCAATCTGTCTATCACTTATTTTTGCATCATCAGACGTTATACCACCATAAGCGATATTCTTAATATCAAAAACCAATTTATTTAACGTTAATGCCATTATTTATATATTAACTTGTAAGTAACCTTCACAACCCTTTTCCTTATTCCATATATACGCTTGTGCGCATCGCAAAGATTGATAGCCCATTATTTTGTGCCAAGAATCATTTGCGCATATAGAAGGAATAAACCTTACTTTAATTCCCCTATATTCATTTACCATTTCTTTATGCAAATGTCCACAATGAACTTCTCTAAATTTAGTTCTTGAGAACATCAATGGTTTCTCAGTTGCCATTATAAGTGGCATCTCAGCAGCTTTCTCTTTATCACCATGAGTAAACATTAACATATTTACACCATACTCATAATACTTTCTACTATCTAAACCATTATCAACAGTTACTTCTTCGTCGTTTTTAAACCAAGCTGCTAACACTTCTCCCGCATAAAACATACGTTCAAAGTCATGGTTACCTTGTATTATAACAATATCTACAGGTGCATACTCTGCCAAGTAATTTGCTGCATTTATTATTAATTTAGTATATCCCATAAAAGACTTTTGCCAATCTATAGAATCACTTTGCGGTGTTCCT